AGCTGACGAGGTGTCTTTCGTGTGGCGCGCGGGCTTTTATGATTTGGTGGTGCTGGTGGCGCAGCTTGCGCTTGGCCCTGCCGAGGCGATGCGCTTGGCGCCTTCTATGTTGAAACTGTACGGCGAAAAATTTGCCGATTATCGGAAGGAGTTTTCCGATGCCTGATCCTATTAGCGCTGTAGTTGTTGGCGGAACTGCCATAGGCGGCGCGGTGCTACAAAGCAACGCGGCCCGAAGCGCAGCATCAACGCAAGCTCGCGCGGCTGAGGCAGGACAAGCTACGCAAATGGCCATGTTCGAAAGGACGCAGGAAATCTTGCGACCGTATGTCGAAGCCGGCCAAGCGCAGCTTCCTACGCTTGGCGGCTATGCTGAGGCTGGCCCGCAAGCTTTTGAGCGCCAGCTTGCGCTGGCCGGTTTGGCTGGCCCGCAAGCGCAGCAGGCGGCGATTAGCCAAGTCCAAGCGCAGCCGCGCTTTGGTGCTTTGACGCAGGCGGGCGAAGAGGCGATCCTGGCCAATGCAGCGGCAACAGGCGGCTTGCGCGGTGGCAACACGCAAAACGCCTTGGCGCGGTTCCGGGCCGATTTGCTGGCCGATGAACTTGAACGTGAATACGCGCGCTTTGGCGGGTTGACGGCTTTCGGGCAAGGCGTGTCGCAAAACCTGGCGCAGATGGGTCAGGCGGCGGGCGCAGGGACAGGCGTGGCAGCAATGCAAGCCGGCCAAGGTATCGCGGCGCTACAAGGCCAAGCTGGCGCGGCGCGTGCTGGTGGAACGATTGGAAGCGCGCAGGCTTATGGAAACCTGCTTAACCTTCCGGCGCAGGTTGTTGGCATGGAATATGGCTTGCGCCGCGCCGGTCAACCCGGCTTCCTATTTGGATAATGCACCATGAGCCAATCCCTTTCCCAACTTCCCCAGGTTCCGAATTACCTGCCCAACATCCAAAGCCCGTTCACGGCGGCGGTGCAAGGCTTGCAGATCGGGCAAGTGTTTGGTGAGGCTGCGAGCGCGCAACAGCAGCGCGAGAGCCTGCAAAGCGCCATGCAAGCCTTCCAGCGCAATCCGTCGCCACAGACGCTTACGCCTCTGCTGACCTCGCTCCCGCCGCAATCTGCCGAGGTTTTGCGAAAGCATTGGGAAGGCATGGAGACCGGGCAGCGCGAAAGTCAGATAGCCTTTGGCGGTCAGGCCATGTCAACCATTCTGGCCGGGCGCACTGATCTTGCGAAGGGCCTTTTTGATCAACGCGCCGAGGCGCTTGAAAATGCCGGGCGCGCGAATGAAGCCAAGTTCTTCCGTGACATGGCGCAGCTTGTCGAGGTGAACCCGCAAGCGGTTTTGGGTGGCACGGCAACCTTACTTGGTGGCACAGAAGCCGGAAAGCGGATGCTTGATAGCATATTGGCGGCGACAAGAGAGCCGGTAGCCCAGAGGCGCGCGGCGGCTGAAACGGTTGGCGCAGAGGCTACGGCTGGCGTGGCGCCAATTCGCGCGGGCGCAGAGGCGGCGCGAACGGTGGCGCAGGCGCAAAATGAGGCAAGCCCTGGCTTGTCTGAGGCGGCAACGGTGCGCGTGAATGATGCTTTCACGGCTTCCGATGCTGCGCGGGCAAGAAGCGCAAAACTGGATGATTTGGCTTCAAGATTTTCGCAGGATACGTTTTGGTCAAGTTTGGCTGGACGGGGGTTGCGTGGCGGTTTAGAACTTCTCGGTTTTGGTTCTGGAGAGTATTCTCAGCTTGTTCAAGAATTTATGAGAATGAGAAATCTTGAAGTTGCACAAGCTCTTAAAGGATTGGCTCCAGTCACTGAAAAAGAATTTGAAACAGTGCAGCGAGGCTTTCCTGGTGAACGAGCCGGCCAAGAGGCAATAACAAATTACCTCCGCGCGGCATCTCGCGTTGCCCAATATGAGGCCGATTACAATCGCTTTCGCGCAATGTTTATGGACGCCAATCGCGGGTCTATGGGGCGCGCCAATAGGACAATTGAGATTGATGGCGTTACCATTCCAGCCGGAACGGATATGTCAAGCGCTTTTCGCCGCGTGATTGGCCCGCGAATAGTCGAACAAGCCAACACGCAAGCCTTGCAGGATAATCCAAGATTGCGGCGCTTTGTGCAGCCGCCGGCGGACCAGTAATGTCAGAAACCCGCGAAGCCCCGCCTAACGATTTCCGCGATCCATTCTGGCGCGATCTTATCGCCCGGACGGAAGATCGTGTTGGCATTCCTGCCGGGTCTTTGCGCGCGGTGGTGGAGTTTGGCGAAAGGACGCCGAATGACCGCGTTTCATCGGCTGGCGCGCGGACGGTGTTTCAGATCATCCCGTCAACCCGCAATGCGGTTTTGGAGAAATATGGGATTGACGCTTATCTTGGCCCGGATCAGGCAGCCGAGGCGGCGGCGCTTTTGCTGCAAGAAAAACTGCAACGCAACGGCGGCAATTTGGCGCAAGCGTTTGGCGAATATCATGGCGGCACCAATCGGCGGAATTGGGGGCCAGTCACGCAATCCTACATCAATCGGACGATGGTGGGATACAATCGCCTTTTGTCTGATGGACAACAGCAAGAAGCGCCTGCCGCAACGCAATCAAGGCAAGTTGCCGAAACACTGACCGCGCCGGCCAATGATCCTACGCGTCAGATGCTGCAAGCCTATGAGCGCGGCGAGGTGACGCCAGACGAGGCTGAGGCTATTGAAGAAGCTGTGCGCGCAAGAAAAATTGCGGTCCCGCCGGGCTTCCGTTTGCTTGGCGAAGTGTCGGATGAAGCGGCCCGCCAAGCTGCCCAAGCGCCGCAATCGTTGCTTGACGCTTATACGGGCGGCAGGATGAACAGAGGCGAACGGGTTGAGTTTGAGCGCCTTGTTAAGCGCGGCGCGATTAAGGTGCCGGAAGGCTTCCCTCTAGAAAAAACAGAGTTCGGCCTTGCAGCGCAGGCATTGGCAGCCGTGACGGGCAGCGAGCGCGAGACTGAGGCGACCCGCACCTTGCCGGATTGGGCGACCATGCCGGAAATGAATACCATGTCAGGGCGCAGCTTTCTTGCCGGGCTCGGCACTATGGCCACAGGACCGGAAGAAACCGTCCAAGTCATTCAGCGCCAATTTCCGGGCGTGCAAATGCGGCAGGATGAACGCGGCAATTTTATCATGCGGTCAAGCATTGATGGTCAAGAATACGCGATCAGGCCAGGCTTTCGAGTTAGCGATATCCCCCGCGCCGCTGGCACCGCGCTTGCCTTTACGCCTGCCGGGCGCACGACAACAGTTATGAGTGGTGCCTTAGCAACGGGCGCCACACAGGCGGGGATTGAGGCAACGCAAGCCCTAACCGGAGGCGAGTTCAATGAAGGCGACGTAGCCCTTGCGGCTGGCCTTGGCGGCGCCATTCCAGCGGCGGCGCGGGTTCTGCCAGGCATTGGGCCGCTTGCTTCCAGCGTCCTTGAAAGGCTGCGCTTGCGGCGCCCGGCTGCTGCTGCGCCAGAATTGCCGCCCGGTGGCCCTAACGCGCCCCCTGCGGCTGGTGCTGCTGCCGCCGCACCGGAACCCCCGCCCGCTGGACCGGCTGGCCCTGGCGCTGCTGCTAGGCCGCCCATGCCGGGTGCTGCTGCGATGCCCGAGGCGCCACCGGCTGCGCCGCGCCCTGTTGCGCCTGGGGCAGCAATGGCGCCCGAGGTTCCGCCCGCTGCGCCGCGCCCAGCTGCGCCGGCCATGTCTGCCGATGAAATGGTCCAAGCAACCCGAGCAGCGGCGCGTGGTGGCATTGGAAGCCAAGGGGCGCAAGCTAGGCTTGCCGAGGCAGCCGCGCCCAACCCAGAGACTATCGCGGCAGCGCAGCGCCTTGGCATTGCGGAACACTTGCAGCCGGATCACGTCACCACGTCGCAAGCCTTCCGCGAGCTTTCGCAGGCGGTGAAATCCATCCCGAGTTCCGCACTACGGGAGCAAGAGATTAAGGGCTTGCAGGCCGTGGCAGAACGCGCCACGCGCATCATTGATGATGCTGGCCGGATGCCGCGCGCCGAGGTCAATGCAACCGTGAGAACAGCGCTACAGGATACTGTGACGCAATTGGAAGGCGCTGCTGATAAACTTTACGATAGGCTGCGCCAAGTCATTCCAGCCCGGACGCAAGCAACGCCTGAAACGACTTTGACCTTCATTAACCGGCGCCTTGAAGATTTAGGGGGAGAGCGCGCGGCTTTGACTTCGCTTGAGCGCCGCATTTTGACGCGCCTTTCGCCCAAGGAAGATGGCACTGGCCCGACTTATGCGCTGGTAGATGATTTGCGCCGCGAGGCGGGGCGCGCAACGCGCGGGCAAGGGCCGTTCAAGGATGCTGATACTGGTCTTGCGAAACAGATCAACCGCCTATTGACCGATGACCTTAATGGCGTTGCGGAGCGTTTCGGCGCCAAGGAATTGAGCGATGCAGCAAAGGCTCTCGTGCGGCAACGAAAGGGCCTAGAAGATGATATGACCGCGCTGTTTGGGCGCGATCTTTCCAATTCGCTTTTGGCGCGCATGGATCAAGCCTTTCAGGGCGTTGCAAAAGGCGACGTCACTAAGCTTGCACAATTCATTGAAGCCGTGCCGAAAGAATTGCGCCAGCAAGTCATGGCGTCTGGTTTGGCTTCGGCTTTTAACAAGGCGGCACGCGATGGGTCTTTGAATTTCGCCACCTATGCCAACTGGTGGAAGGGACTAGAGCAAAACCGTCAAGCCATGACGCTTATCATGGCAAACCTCCCGCGCGAAAGCCGCCAACAGCTTCGGGATTTGGCCAAGGTTTCGGACGACATTTCATCCGCATTAAGGGAACGCATCACAACAGGGCGCATCAATGTCATTCGTGATCAGCTTCAACCAGCCGACACCCTCGCTCAACGCATATTCCAAGTGGCTCAAAGATCAGCCGTTGGAGCGCCCCTCGAAGCGCTTACTACGGGAATGGGGATGCCTGGCACTGGTTTGGCTGCTGGTATTACTTCTGCACTTATGAAAACCGGCAAGTCTGAACCCTTAAAGGCGGCGGATACCTTGCTTGCATCGCCCGAATTCCAAGCCATGGCGAAGGCGACGGTAGAACAATCCACGCCCAAAATGGAACAGGCCGCGCGCCGCATGGCGCAATCGCAAGCTTTCCAAGAATTTGCCGAAAAAGCAACCGCGCCGCGTGAATTGAGCGCTGCAACGCAGTGGATTATAAGCGCCACGCAAACCGCGCAAAACTTGCGCTCGGAGCAAACGCAATGACCCTCGTCAATAACCCCTTCACGCAATTCTTCGAGCGTTCCGGCGCGCCGCTTGCGAATGGTCAAATCTTCATCGGCACGGCGGGCCTTGACGCGCAATCCAATCCGATTCCTGTCTATTGGGATGAAGCCTTCACCATTCCATCGCCGCAGCCGATCCGCACATTGAACGGCTACCCTGTTTGGAATGGCGCGCCGGCAAAGATGTTTGTTAATGCGCCTGATTTTTCTATCACTGTTCGGGATGCGCGAAATGTTTTGATTTTGAGCAGCCTTTCGGAATTTTCGATAAGCACCGGAAATTCCATCGCAAATGTCCTTGACTATGGCGCTACAGGCACTGGCATAGCGGACGACACCGCTGCCTTTATTGCAGCAGCAGCAACAGGTAAAAACGTATACGCTCCAACTGGAACATACCTTTTAAGCGCCGGCATCACGCTTGCCACAAATGGCCAAAGGTTGTTTGGCGACGGCGAAAACAAAACCGTATTGGTTCCATCTGGAAACTTTGACGTCATTACGCTTGCGGAGGCTACTGACGAATGCGGTATTGATCGGATGAGCTTCAATGCCGCGAGCATGACAGGAGGCTATATCGTCAATACAAACGGCGCTGACCGGGTGTCTTGCCAAAACCTTCGCATTAATTCGCCTTGGAATGGGTTTCGTGTTTTTCAATGCAATGTCGGCAATTTTCAAGACATTTGGTGCATCGGGCCGCGTGGTGATTATTTCATTTATATGTATGGCGAAAGCTCTGGCGACAGATCGGACATTATTACCCTAATGAATGTGACCGCTGGCGGCACTAATCGCACTTGGACTGGAATATATGCTGATGGAACGATTCAGACAGTTCGAGGTTTTGGGGTCGGGTTTATCAATCCATTGCGCGGACTTGATGTGGTAGATACAGGCGCATCGCCATTCGCTCCAGCGTTTTTCATCATGCACGATTTTGAGGTTGATTTTCCTCAAGAGGAAGGCATTCGCGCTGATGCTGGCGTGAATTTTATGCTAACCTCTCCTTACGTGCAAGGCAGCATTGCAAATGCCGGTATGTATTTCGGCCCGGCGGTGAGGAGCGTGCAAATCGCCAATGGGTTTATCACCGGCAACAATCGAGAAGGAATTGTTACCGGCGCTGATGATGTTTCAATCACAAATGCAGAGATTGCATTCAATGGTTTGGGTAACCTGTTTGCTTATGATGCAATGCGAATTGAGGGGACGTCGCGAACGGTTAAAGTTTCAAACTGCCAATTCGGCGGACGGCAAGGCGTAGGCACGGCTTGCCGCTACGGCGTGAGCGTTGAGAACGGTGCCCGAAACATCAGAATTTCCAATTCGTCTTTCAATGGATGCGCGCTTGGCGATGTTCTCGACAACAGCGGTGCGACAGCGCCTTTAAATAACGTTGAGGTCACAGGATCGGGATCTTCGGAGCAAGAATTAAACGAGCGGTCTTCTGGTTTTGTTTTGGGCGTGGCGTCGGGATCAGGCGCGACCGTGAGCCCTACCATTCTCGGAGGCGTTATCACTGGCATTACAAGCCTTGTTGGTGGCACAAATTATGACGTGGCCCCTTCGGTTTTTGCTTTTGACCCGGCAGGGACTGGGGCTGGATTTGTTGGGACTGCTACAATTTCTGGCGGGGCGGTAACTGGTATCACGATCACCAATGGCGGGACCAATTATAGCGCCAACACGATCTTGGCGTTGCGGTCCAATGCGACCATTCCAACAATTCAAGCGAATTGGCCAACGCAACCAAATACAAATATCAGGCTGATGGCGAACGGATCATCGTCAGCGATACTTGGTAATTCGCGCGGGACTGGTTTTTCGGCGATTGCGTCTGATGTAAATTCCGTGAATTTCCTTCAGGCGCGCGGGAGGGCATCGGGAACTAATCCAGACATTATCGCGGCGGGTGCTGATACAAATATTGACATCGGGATTATTCCGAAAGGGACGGGAAGGTTACGCTTAGGTGGCCCAACGGCAGGAACTGCTGGTGCAATCTTGGGCTATTTGGAAGTGCAGGTTGGGGCGACGGTTTACAAGTTGCCGCTTTATGGAGTGTGAGATGCCACCGATCGATCCACGCGATTTTGGCAGGCTTGAGGCCGAGGTTCAAGCAATGCAACGGCAGATTGAGGATATGGCGTCCGATCTAAAGGCCGTCCGCACAATGATGGATAGTGCGGCTGGCGGTTGGCGTGTTATGGTGGCAGTAGCGGGCTTCACCAGCGCAATGACTGCGCTGGCTATTAAGCTGCTTCCTTTCTGGCCATTTCGATGACGCGGGATGAAGCCATCGTGTCTTTTATTGTTGCGGCCTTCGGGGGATGGCTTGCGGCGGTATCGCGCGAATTGAAAAGCGAACGGCGTAGGCCATCTTGGAAAATGCTGGCACTGGAAACGCCTGGCGCGATTATGTGCGGCTTGATCGGCGGCGGCATTGCTATGGCGCTTGGCTTGACGCATCCGCTTACCGTGGCTGCTTTTGCTTCCATCGCCGGCCATCTTGGCAGCGCGGTTATTATGCAGCTTGTGGTGGCGATTATTCAGAAAAGGAATGGGGAATAATGGACTGGAAAGACATTGCGCGGCCTATCATGGCCGTCGCTCCGACCATCGCCAAGGTTATCGGCGGCCCTGCTGGGATACTTGTCGGGACTGCCGCGCAAGCCCTGTCTGACGCCATTCTAGGCCGCCCGGACGGAACGCCGGAAGAGGTGAGCGCGGCCATCGCCAGCGCCACGCCAGAGCAGCTTCTCGCTTTGAAAAAGCAGGATCACGATTTCAAACTTGCAATGGAGCGGATTGAGGTTGATCTTGAAAAGATTGCCGCCGATGACCGGGACAGCGCCCGCAACCGCGAGGTGAAGCTGAAAGGCGATTGGACGCCGCGCATGTTGGCGGCGGTGATTTCGTGCGGGTTCTTCGGGGTGCTTTTCTGGATCATGGATAGGGGCCTTCCAAGCGGC